TACTGAGTTCTCTGTCGCACTGTGCGATTGTCCATGTGTTTGTTGCGGTCATTAGTTGTTCTCCAGTGCTGTTAGTCTTGTAGTCAGGTCAGTTATTGCTAATGCCTGCGCTGTTATCTGATCCCGTTGACGCTTAGCCAGATTAATCAGGAGCGGTACAAAACGCTCGTACTGGACACCTTCTGGCTCAGGCGTATCAAGCTCAACCATCTCAGTAGTTACGACACCATCGTCGTCAGTACTTTCAACAGGTACATGGGTTTGCCAGTGAACTAACCTCGGATCAATCTCTGCCAATTCTTCGGCTATGATGCCCCAGAACCCATGTGCTGAATTGTCGTTGTCTGACTTTGAACGATAGAACACTGGGCGCACATCAAGCAGAGCGTCTGCGTAAATATCTTCAATTGTCTCCACATCACGCTTGTACTTAATTGAAGACGTTGAACGATAAATTCCGCCTTGTGGCCCAGAAGCAATGTATGCAGTAGCGCCCAAAGCTGTGGTTTGTATATGCCATTGTGGGACAGCTAGCATGCCGCTTATGTCTAGCGTCATACCTGTGACGTTTGTCTGCGTTGCCCCTGCACTTACGCTTGCAGCCCTGTCCCAGTAGTGTGCTCCTGCGTTTTGGTAATACTTGGAACCTGCTCCAGTATTTCGTGCTATGTAAGCAGAGCCGTTGAAATAACTGTTGTCGCTCATTGCGACGAGGGAGGCTCCTGTTTTAGTCCCCCAAAACGAAGCAGCGGTACCAACATTTACATTAGCATAAGCTGATCCCCACGCTGGGGGAATAACAGAAACACCCACATTCCCGCTGGAGTCTATGCGCATGCGTTCTGCGTTGTTAGTGACAAATCGTAAGTAGTGGTTTGTAGTAGTGCCAAATAACCCACCTGTGCCGTCAGACCCCAGATAGAGCGTTCTCGTACCATCAGTCTGGCTGATGTAACCACCAGAAACGGCTAATTTTGTAGCTGGACTGCTAGTACCAATACCCACGTTGTTGTTAAACGAACTCACTCCTGCTGAATCTATAAAGAAATGAGTGTTCTGCTGATCGTCAAGGATATTGAATCCGCCAGTGCCTGCTTGCAAATATACTTTGTTGTCTGCTGAACGGTGGCTTAAACCAGCGTTACCTGCCGCAGCTAACGCGCCAGCCGTTAAATTTATTGGGCCACTAGAGGTCAAACCAGTAGCAGTCAGTGCGCCAGTAACTGCCAGAGTGCTAGACAATGTGACTGCACCACTAGCCGCCAGCGTTGTGAAAGACCCAGCATAGGTTCCAATGTTCGACCCATCAGCCTTAGCTAATGCAAAACCGCCAGCAGTAGATCCATCGTGGACGTGTACCGTGTCGGTCGTTGTGTTTACGGCTAACTCACCCTCTGCGCCTGTGAAAGCGTTCATCTGGGCAGTTGTGCCGCGCCGAATTTGTAGTTGAGTAGCCATCTTATGCCTCTATGTTTCTAAGCTGTTCTAATGCCCACGCGAAGTCTTCAGCGTCTGGCGCGTAGTGTTTTATATCCATGACCACTTGGTCATCTTGCGTTTCGGTATATCTTAAAAATACACCGCTGTCGTTCTCGTAGCCATCAATCAGTGTCATTAGGTTACCTTGTAAAGTTTCCACGCTATGCCGAAATCACTAGGACTGCCCCAGCCTGATACCTTTCTACCCACTATTTCTATCTTCAAGGTAAAGCCTTGAGTTCCAGAGAACTTAGTCAACGGCATAACTGTCGCAACCGGCCCAATCATTGCGGTGCCTTCAGAACCAACAAAGGTAGACCAACTGCCGGTAATTTCTACGTTACATAAAAGAGTGGAGTTAGCGCCGCCCCATGCTGTAAAGCCAGCAGGATACACCCCCTCGATGTAGATAGTTTCTAGGGTGGTTATGTCATTATTAAACAGGCCGCTTCTGTCAGATAGCGTTTGGCTTCCAGTAGCCACAATCAAGTCACGGCTTACAACCACGCCGTTAAATTCTGCGCTGCCGTCTTTGTTAATTATCCAGCCAGCAGACCCAGCAGAATAGTTGCTAGATTGAATTACGCTGCCGATCTTGGCGTTTGTGATTATGCCATCACTGATCTGCGCGGAGTTGGTAACCACATTCGACGCGGCTAGTTTACCCGCTGTGATCGCGTTGGACTGAATGTTATCAGACTGAATAAACTCAAAGTTACCAATAGCTGCCACGACTGCCGCAGTGGTAATTGACGAACTTTGAATGGCACCGATAACCGCAGAATCAGCGAAAATCTGCGAGGTGTTCAACTCTGTGCTGGTCAAACTATTAGCAACCACCTCGGAGGCCGATACTGAATTGGCAGCAATGGCATTTGCCGTAACTGAATCAGCAGCCAGCTTGACCGCGCTTATAGAACCTGCCGCAATCTTGTCAGCAACTACCGCACCCGTTTGAATAGATGCACTGGTTATCTGGCCCGCAGTTAGGCTCGCTGCTTGAACCTGCCCGAATACCTGAGTTGCTAGGTTTACTTGATCAGATAAGTCAGCCGCAGCAATTGATGAAGTCCAGCTTGTGCCGTTGTATCTATACAGCTTGCTGTCAGTGGTGAGCATTACCACTCGACCAGTTTCTAGGTTGATATTTGGTAAGGTGGTGACACGCTCAACAGGGCGCAGAGTGTCGCTAAATAAGTTTTCGCCTAAAGTCCCGCTGATGTCGGTAGTTTGAACCAGCGTTGTGAATTCTGGCACCGTCGAATCGTAGCGGTATAGCTTCTTGTCTGAGGTTAAAAAGACAATGTTAGGCCCAACATAGCCAGTCGGCGAGGGGAGCGTTGTAACCGCCGCTATAGGCTCCACACCAGAGGCAAAAGAGGCCGCAGTAATAGAGCCAGGGTCAACGTTTGAGGCCGTGAATAGCTCTGTAGTCCATGCACTGCCAGTCCATACATATAGCGTGCTGGTTGTGGTCAAGAACTTAATCTGACCAACGTGCGAACCAGTTACTCCAGACAGAGTGCTAACAGGCTCAATACCAAAAGCATCGCCTTCAGCAAACTCATCAAGAACGGATTGCGCTAGATCATCTAATACAATCTTCTGGGTGGTAGCTGAGAATGTCGCGCTATAGTCAGAAATGTTGCCTGATCGGTCAACGCTTCGCAGCCAGTAGTATCTAGTGACGTTGTTACCCAGCCCAGTGACTGTATGCTGGTCTGACTTGGTTTTAACAACCAAGCTAGAGCCGGCACGGTTGTCTACCGTGTTCTCGAATATCTCAACATAAGCCAAGTCGCCATCAGAGGGTAGTTCGTAGTCCAGCTTGATTTGCTGAATGCCGCCGGTGGCAACTATAGATGCTGGGATTGCTGGCGCAGTTTGATCGCCCTGCAAGGTGATTGTTTCAGTTATGAATCCAGAAGTTTTGCCGGTGAGCGTTACGGCACGAACCCTGAACGTAAATTCTTCTAGCTCTTTCATGCCAGAAATTACAGTGCTGTTACCATAGACGTTGATAGATGAGAACACCCCACCCCCGCCTACAACTGCTTCAGTCACGCTGCCATAATTTAACTCAAGAGTTGTGGCATCACCGACAGAGCCATAATCTTGCGTTGCAGTATAAGCATCACTTACTAATCCAAGGTCTATTTCGTTTTGAGAGGTTTGCTTGAATTCAACCTCGTAGAAAGAAACGTAGGTGTTAACAGTGGGGGCGGTCCATGAAACTCGAACCGCTGGCAATACCGAGCCGTCATTACCCAACACGGTTGTTTCTACCAGAGTCAAACCTGTGGGAGCGCCTTGATCTGCGGTGTTATCAACAATGTCTGAGTAGTCTGGATTGTTCGGGCCAACGGTGGCTGAGATAGTCGAGGTATCATTGTCTGGGTTTCTATCTGACTCAACAAAGCTGCCAGTACCAGTGCCGTATGCAACCGCTCTTATCCAGTAATATCTCTCATCACCGACTGCTATAGGGTCAGCACCGTTTGACGCATCATGGAAAAACTGAGTGCCTAGCGTTCTGCCAATTTCTACTGCATTCGACCACGCAGAATCTGGTGAGGCGTAGATCACTATCTCTTTGAATTTGCTAGTATTTACTGGATTAGTCCAGCTCAACTCAATGTTTTTTAGCCCAGCAGTTGCGCTGAGGTTCTGTGGGTCTGGTACGCCACGGAATCCCTGAGTAATGGTGCCATCTGCTGTCGTGGTTGAATACTCACCAGCAGTGGGGTCTGCATAGCTACCCGCGTCATCTTCTAAAAGTGTGAGGTTAACAGCGCCGTCTTGAGTGTCGCTAAACGCCCAATTCACGCAACGAAAAACTTTGTTGCTATATCCCAACTCTGAAACAGTGACGTTAACCCTATCGCCAATATCTACATTCAATGCGCCTAGATTTGCAGGGAACGAGATTACCTTTTGTTGGTCAGATAGCTGTATCTGCTTATGGGCAATCCTTTGCGCCATGAAGCTGTTATTAGTAAAAGAAAGTTGAGCATCTTTGGTAATAACTTCGCCATTGTCGCGAGAAACGGCGGAGGTCAATTGCACTTGTGGAACCTCAGACGTTTTATGATTCTGCGCTGGGTCAACAATGATTGGGCGAACAGTATTAAACCGCTCACCCCTCTCAACTGAAGTCTTTACAGTAATAGCGCCAGTCAGATCATCTTCGTCTAAACTTATTGAGGGTGCTTCATATACCCCAGCCTTTATTCTATAAGTGCCGTTTGAATAAAAAAGATTTCCATTCATTGAAGAAAGCAGCTTGTTGAGGCTTGCTCTGTAACTGTCAGTTGCGAAGATTACACCATTGGCTGTGAATCTCTTTTGAGTGCCTGAGTTTGGTACTACAACTGAAACGTCACAAGCGTCTGCGGCAGTAACTACGTCTGCCCAATCTATCTTGCTTGCTGGAACACCTAACCCAAATTCTGCATCTGTTAAAAAGTTTGCCACACATAAAGCAGGGTTATCGCTCCACGCTTGATAAGTTGCGCTTGTGGGGTTGTCACCTGCGGCATTACCAGCAGCAACATCTAGGCGCGGGTCATAGATGTCATTCTTACCCTTCACCAAGGCTTTGATATTTTGCGGCTTTAGCCTATCCCAAACTTCCTGTGAGCCATCATTGAGCGTCCACTTGGTGACAATGTAACTCACGCCCTTCCCTTGGTGTGCGCTAGTCCAAGGGGTGAAAGTGTTGGTCAATAGAGAACTAGATGCCTGTGTGGCTGTGCCTAGCTTCTTCTCAATCATGCAAATCGTTTCAGAATCTTTTGGACCGAAAGTGCCACCAGTTACTGCATTGTTTGAAATTTGAGAATTGGTAATTATTTCACTATCAAAATAAATGTCAGTAATAGATTCGCATTCATGGCCTGTTAAAGCGATGCCGTGGTATAGGTCTCGGTTCTCAGTACCAGAAACGCCCACGAAGAATATAGGCCCAGAAACTAAAGCCTCACCGTAGATTATCTTCTGCGGCTCTATAGTTCCTCTAACTGTAGACTGCCTACTTTTATCAGTATCAGATTGAGGCATTGAGAGGTCAGGCAGCAAAGATCTTGCAGCGTATACGCCAGCGACTACTACGGCAGCGCCTATGGCGGCAGCAGCGGTAAAGCCAAGAGTTACGTTTGCAACGGCTAAAGTTACAAAATCACCAATCGCTATAAGTATGGGTACTACTGGCGGCACTTTATACGCTCCAACCTTGAATTAGGTAACGGTCAGGGATTTGCTTCATGCCTTTCGTGGTCAAGCAAACAACTGAGCTTTGATATTTGATGCCGCAGACCTGCCCTATTACCGGAAGGTCAACAACGCAAGGGTCGCCATCTTTTAACTCATCAGAAGGCTCACCCAAAACATTCCCGACCAGATTAACTAACTCACCCTCACTGCTTATCAACTCATTTGCTTTTTCTTCTGAGTCATAAGTAAACTGCGAAATATAGTCTTTGCCGGTCATCTCTTTAACTATGAAAGCTGCAAACTGGCAGCAGTCGGCATCTCCGTACTCAAACTGTCGCCGCTTCCAAGAGTTTAATGCCGTTTGAACACTTGGCATTGCTATCGCAATCCAGGGTTAACGTCGATTGTATCTATGTTTGGCAAGCCGCGAGCACCAGCAACAGCGTCTGAATTTGGATCACCCCACCTAATCTTGGCATCTTCAATGTCAGCCATAAACTCAAACAGTAAGTCGCCAGAGTGGTCGTTCTGCTGCTGTGAGTGGGTGTATTTTTTGTTGCTAGACTTGTCGAATCGGGCTAGCTCACTTTCAGCGGTTAACTGAATAGAATCACCGTTATTTTGGCCGATGGTTAAATCCATCTGGTCCATAACACCTTCCCAAACAATTGTTGGGTCAGCGATCAGATCATCATCGGCATCAAGCGCACCAAGGTACAATGTCACGGGGTGCATGTAGTAATCTTCGTTTAGCGCAGCGCCAGAGACTGTGGCATCTAAACCTGAGAGCGTGAGGGTGATCTTGTAAGGGCTAACGTCAGCGCCTTCTTCTATTTGGCTGATCTCGCCAAAGTCACCAGTACCTAACCAGTCCTGCCCACCCCATGTATATGTACCAATAGAGTTGTGAACGTAGATTGTCCCACTTGGAAATTCTAGCTTTGCAAAAGTAACTAGAACAACGTGACCGGCACTTAACGCGTCTGCAACTGCTGTAGGAAAGCCACGACTCACGCTAGAACGTCCTCGACGGCTTCTATGTTAAAGCTGCTATGAATGTCTATTGTGGTATTCCAAGAGGCTGGGCCAGCAAGCATAAATACGCCCTGAACCGGCGCAGTGTAATCAACTATTGTATCGTCAGGCGGTGACTTCCTGATGGGTGGCGCTATAGCAATAGAAACGTTGCCAGAACCATCAGAGTTAGTGTCAGCCACAACCATGTGCAATTCATTGTTGAAAGAAATGTAATCGCCCTCACGAAGGTAGTTGTTAACGTTTGCAGTGGCCCCGTCACACACTAAAGTTGTACCTGACTGACTAGCCCCATTGACAACTAAATTGCCGCCACCGGCCCCTCTGAGCGTGTGAGAGTGGTCTTGCAGGGTGAACCTGTGCTGCTGTCCGTTTAACTTAACTAGAAACGCCTGCATTACCTTTCTGTCATCACCAGATAGGTTATTGAACTGCAATGACGCTTTCCACAGCGAACCCTTGCGCGATGCTGTCTGCACTGCGTTAGTCAAAGGTGAGCGGTAGGTGCGAGTGTTACTAACCAACTCAAACGTATTAGTTGCTGGTGTAATGTTTGGAAATGCGAACGTAGCCATTAAGCGAACCTTCTTCGACGCATGAGGTCTTGAATAGTTATTATAGTCTGCTGTGAAGTTTGCGTCATTGCTGATTTGATTTTCTGGTCAACATCTGCGCCGCTGCCTCTGGCATCTACGTTATTGACGACAGTTATACCGCCCCCGCCCATTTTATTATTGGGGACAATTGAGCCGCCCTGATTAGGAACGAACATCTCAGGCCCACGCTCGCCCACCATATACGGCTGACCAGATTGAACTGAGCCGCCGATGGCTTTGCCGGTTAACCCTTTGGCAAACGACAAGAACCCGCCAGTTATTTTGTCAATCACGAATAACTGTATGGCTTGCATAATCAATGAAGCCGCCATCTGCTTGAACGCATCTTTCAGCTT